GCTAGGGTGGTGGTGTGTGCGTGAGCAGGGACAGGGCGCCTTTCGCGAAGAGTAGATAAAGTGATAGATTAACCCACTATCAAGTAGTAGTTTAACGTCATACCGGACGAACACTGACTGTTTGGTTATTGCCAAGCATCATGACCAAACGGGGTACCCAAACACTCTTCAGCGGCGAGTACCTCGTCACCGATTAGAAACCGGTGCCACAAGGGATGGTCAAGAAACACTCTTGGCGTGTCGATCAACTTAATGCCTTTCTCAAGGGCTACGATGTCAGCCTCGCTAAGTTGGTACTTTTCTTTGAAATGCGAAATCGATTCCGCACTAGGGACAGAACGAGTGCGATCAGCAACGTCCTGGTAGTCCCTTAATCCTATCTTGATAAGGCGCTGATGATCTAACAATAGCTGAGATCCCCGTGTTTTCTTTGCCTTTGGGCGAGTTATGCTTGCTAAATGAGCAAACAGCTTGCCTAAGACTGGAAAACCGTGATAATCGTTAGCGAAATTATTAGATAAAACATGTACAGCATAGTCAGCGTCTTCAATACTGGCCGGGGGCGTAGTTGATGCGAATGTCTTCGCCAAAATACGGCCCGGTTTTGGAATCCCACGTAATGTTCCATCTTCAAGTTTATAATAGTTGCGTTGGAAGAAAGTCATATCGGCCAGACACGATCGGAGAACGAAATCGAGGCGCATGCCAACTTGTGATAACTTATTAGTCGTCTGAGACAACTTATTAAGAATATCACTAGTGCCAGCAATAGCCACGTCATCGCCACCAACCATAAAATGAACTGGGGATGAGATTAAAATCCAACTTCGAACAACATTTTGACTATAGTTACAGAGTAACCAGTGAATCAAACAGAAGATGTTTACAATTGAGTTTCCAATAGAAGTATTGGGATCGCCGGATCGTCGCTTGCCATCATGGAAATATTCCCAGATAGCTTGCTCCGCTCCACAGCTTTTCCCCACGAAAATACCTTTACTACTCAATTGAGTACGTAAGAGTGCTAAATCTCGTGGATCCATGTTTATTCCGAACATACGTTCATAGACATCGACTTCAAAGTCCAATAACTCTTTCATTTGATGTGCGTCGAATTTGCTGTAATCCGCCTCAGCGAACTCATCACATTCTTCCCAATCACTGAAAACAGTTGTAATCTGTGTAGGCGGGACCATGCCATACGCAAAGAGCGTAGGTACACCGTCTCGGATTCCAGATAAAGGACCTTTCTTAACATGGTTAGCGGCCGCCTTTGTATACCTGCCAAGCACAGACTGATAATAGTCAGTGCCGCCGGTAACGCACCGTGGTGCTAAAGGCGTCTCGTCAAGCATTGCGGGGGTTTTGACAGAGATTTCAATCTTACAGAAAGCTTTGCGATTAAGCACTACTTTACTGTTAGCTTCTTCCTCTCCCATTGTCCGCCACTCCTCAAAGGCTGCACGGCGGTCCTTTCGGACACCGGCACCCCAAGTTGAGCTTGCTTCCAGTTCGTCATATGTCAATGGTGTAATCGGCTGATGTTCATCTGCACCAAATAGGGCAAAGAAAATATCATCCTGCATAATAAAATCATACGCTTTCTTAAAAGCACGAGCATTAATAGGCAAACCTGGGTCACGCAATTGACGATTAGTCAAAGCTGCGCGACAGTCATGGGTACAACCTATTGGGCCAGTGAGTATACTTGGGGAGATGACAGGCCCGTAAACTTTAGCGATAGCAGTAGACAATGCTTCACAGCATGGTCCAGCGTCTCGTTCAAATAAACCGGCACCAGAATCAATATTTTCGATCTTTATGTCTTTAGCACAACGACCGTTGATATCGTAAAATGGTTTGTCACCCCGTCCATAGGGCACTACAAGAGGATCTTCCTCCACGTTTCTTTGACTTTTGCATGAAAATAAACAAAATGCACCTTTGAGATCACTCGCAAAGTTGCACAATCGTTCATAAAATGTACGCTGATAAGTCGATGTTCCGAGTAAAGCGAAGTCTTCGCCAGTAGGCAAATTCTTCTCTGTTGAGCGGAATGCTCGACTTGACTGCGACATCACGCGAATCAGTCCTACACGCATGTATAATTCAGCGTCTATTGCCAATAAATCTTGGTCAACTGTACACTTCTTTATCATACGACGGACTGAGCCCAATAATCGTGTTGAAATATTTCCTGTCTCTTTAGAATGTGTGTGCGTTATTGCGTCGACAGCAATTGCACGCAGGAGGTCACCGGATAAAATTCGAATAAAAGGTTTCTTGATCGTAGCCCATCCAAAATGGTTAACACGATCAGATAGAGTACATTTCATGAGTGGTCCATTATGTTCCACAACAAGATTGCGCTCAACCTCTTCAATTTCAATGTCAGCATCAGCAGGCCCAAATACAGCAATTCGTCCATCAAAGAATACACACTCTCGTTTGAAATAGATCTCCAAAGATGAAGTCATATCAATCGAAACATGTACAATATTGTAGTCCGCAGGTCGTCCATCTTCAATCGTTAAGGCTGAAGTTGGCATACCCAGTAATTGCGTGCAGGCTTTGTCTGTGTAGCGGGCGAAATTTTCACAAAATACTATACCGTGAGGGCATAATTCAGCAGCTAGAGACCGAGTACAAAGCACAGATCGGGCATGCGTTGAGGCAGCTATCACAGCTTTCTCATACAATTCCGAATCGTGAGCATTTATAAACGGGTGTCTAGCGCTTTCAATGCACTGGTCCTCGTGAGAATACAAATTGTTAAAGAAGGCGTTACGGCCGATAACTTTATTCACAAACTCAGTTGGTTTACCAATGTATGTATCTGCTTTGCCACCAGTCATTTGTATCATTGCAATACGCATGGGTCCGATGGCTCGGCGATGTGAAACTTTCATGACGACACCACTCCGCACAGAGTGGGCCTTCCCCATCCAAGATGAAAACCAGTTCGGGTGTTTGTGTTCGTAAACTTCACGCAAATCACCTGTTCCGCATTCAACTCTGACCATATCTTCATCTGTCTCCCATTTGTAAGTGTCACACATGGTGGCACCACTCTTGGAATCCATAGGATGATATGCTATGAAAACTGTGTTTGTCGTAACTACACTGCACATTTGCACCAACATATCCCAGTCTAAATTGTAAACTGCATCAACACAAATACCTACATCCAAACCACCATGGTGGGTGCAGGTCTTGTAATCAATGCATTCACACCAAGACGCTAGCTCCGGCTTGTGCCGGCCAGCATCTCGGGCTGTGATGTTTGGCATGAAAACATGCTTTCCTTCATGATCAATTCGTTTACAGCCAAAGAAATCGGCTATGCGTGGTTCATCAGTTTCTTGCTTTCCAATATCGATCGCCAAACGCTCACACATTTGTTGGCAGTATCCACGAATGGTTGCTGCCAACGCGTGATCATGAGGCACGGTTCCGGGCACAACATTAGGCACAATAGTTTGCGCATAAGTATACTCGGCTTTCGTTAATCGATAATTTGAATAGTAAGTGGGAAGGGTGCTGTGTAAGTCAACGTCGCATGAGGGCCGTGACAGGTCCAAACGCAATTGCTCAAAGTCTACTGGCTTTGGTGACGTTGCAGGATTCGCTCCCGACGACTTCGAATGCCCAGGTTTTCCAATTACTGGGACTTGTGCGCCCTTGTTAACGGACGATTTTGTCTTCTTCTTGTCTTGAGGTTTAGAGCCTGGCATGGGTTTTACGACTCCATCACCTTTTAGGGAACCTTTCGGCACCTGAGGTTTTGGAGCTTTCTTACCTTTAGCTTTAGGTTTCTTTGTCTCAGACTGTGATCCACCTTTACCTTGTTTCTCTGGTTTTCCTTTCGGACCACCATTTCCACTTGGTTTAGGTTTAGGCAAACCGGTCGATTTCTCGTCAGTTTTATCACCTGAATTAGATTTAGACTTGGCTGCTTTTGCCGCCGCCTCCGCCTTGCGAGCAGATTTGGCAGCACGTAAGCGCTGTTGTCTCGCCCTTTTCTTATCAGTTTTCTTGCTAAACAGAGCGTCCTCAATTGCACACTTCTTAAAAGGTGTCATTGGATTAGCAGCTGAACGCATGTAATTTGAAAAGTTGCCGCATGGAGAGCAGCCAAAAGGATTTGTGTTTTCGTCACTACCACCAAAATCAGACTTTTCGTCAGAGGCCACCGAAGATGCGAACTCGCTTCCCCACAGTGCCGAAGTCACTAATGGATCGCAAGTACCGAAATCAAGGGTTACCTTAGACGCGTCTAAAATCATGTCAAAAGATGCCATCTTAGGACTAGAGTAGTTACTTATTATTAATGATAACGTTGTCTTCGGAGTAAATCGCTGTTAGCTATTCTGCTCTGAATTAAGTTGTCG